GTTACGGTAGGGGGAACTTCTTGAAAGGTGGAGCAGGCTGAAAGTCCGATAAGAAGCGAAATAAGGGCTGCGATATAAATTGCTTGACGGGTATTCATCCTTCGCATTATACTCGGCAGGCTTGAAAGTCATCGGGGCGTGGCGCAGTCCGGCTAGCGCGCTTGCTTTGGGAGCAAGAGGTCGTAGGTTCGAATCCTATCGCCCCGACAAAAACGGCTTTTTTTAATCTTTCTGCAATTGCAATAAAAAAAGCCATCATATGTTCTGCCTTGGAGAGGGCGAATGAACGGGATCATCTGCACCGGATCTCATTCATTTACCCTTTTTTGATTCCAGGAGCAGACCATGAGAAACCCACTTCTCAAACATGCGCAGATTATTCGTCTTGGGCGACTTCTCGACATGATGTACAAACCATCTGAGATTGCTGAAGAGATTGGTGTGGCAGTTGACACGATTTACCGGTCCTATCTTCCGGCCGGACTCCCCTTCATTCGCGAAAATAATTCCATTTGGATCCACGGGCGAACCTTCGCCAAATGGGCAGAAGATTTAGCTGCATCACAGCGACGCCAGCGCCCGGGCCTGCCAGCTGGGCATGGCTATTGCATGAAGTGCAATAAGCCTGTCCCAATGAATAACCCCATCGTCGTATTTACCAATCGATACATTCAAATCAACCAATCCCCCTGCCCGACCTGTGGATGCAGTGTCAACCGCTTTAGCAAGAAAGAGGTGTCATCATGATCAACCGTCAGAACTGGCTGGATGTCCGTGCCTACCTCACCCATCTTGATAAGCGCCTTGGTCGTGATCCGAAGACTATTGCAAAGTATTGGAATTACCTTCGCCATCTTATTGAGTGGGCAGATGGCACCCCATTACCACATGCTCATCGCATCATCGATCCTGTCTTCCCTCTCTATCTCACTACCGCTCGTAATGACAGCCGCAGCACTCCACTATCCTATTCAACATCATACAAAGCCTTGATGACCACCCGCCTCTTTTACGAGTACGCCAGCAAAGTCTGGGCGTCCCGTTATAAACACGTATCCGGCTTATGGTTGGAGACTCTGGTGCCACGCACCAAGCCAGACCCAACCTCTGAAGATCTCCGTTTCTACACCCTCGATGAACTCAGAGCCATTGCCACTGTTTCTACAGCAACGCTCCGGGAAGAACGGGCTCAGGCAGGGGCATGTATGCTCTTCCTGTCCGGAATGCGTCCCGACTCTCTCGCCTCCATCCCGCGTCAGTGCGTGGATCTTCTCAATCGCCGCCTTATGCAAAAACCCAACATGGGCATTCGTACAAAAAACAAGAAGTCGGCGATTACCTACCTGCTTGATATTCCTGAACTCATGGCAGTTGTTCAACGTTGGGACGCCAAGGTCAGTCACATGGCGCCAAACGCCCTATGGTATAGCACCCTGCAAGCTGGTGGTGAGCACCTGCGCGAAACCTCACATGCAATCGAGAAACGTGTCTCAGAAGTCGGCGAGGATATCCGGCAAATCTGCGCACGTGCTGGTGTCGAATATAAATCCCCTCATAAGTTCCGTTATGGTCACATTGTTTATGCTCGAAGCCTTGCCAGAACTGTCGAGGAAGCCAAGGCTGTCAGTCAGAATGTGCTGCACTCCACGATGATCACAACAGACAAAATATATGCCAACCTCACCACCAATCAGGTGCAGAATGTGATTCTCAACCTTGGAACCCAAACAAAAAAAATCGATCAAGCAGAGGTTCTCCGCCTGATCGAAATGCTCAAAGATCAGCTCACTTGATCCGGTCATTCTCATCGAGCATATTAAGCTTTTTGAGAATAGCAAGGAACAATTCATCCTTGTCTTTTTGTGCCATCGTTTTCGGATCTTTTCCCCTGTGCTTGCTGACGATCGTGTCAGCTGATTTGCTGGTATCAGAGACTTTAATACGCTTGCCCTGTTTGACTACTTGACTTGTCATGCTGGCACCTCCACGGCAAATATGACCACACGGGTAGACCCAACCTGCACCAACAGAGTGGTGTTTGGCGTATCGCAGGTGAGCTCGAGCGTGTCCATGCCAGATTCGTCCAGGGTCAAACTTTGCGCCTGTCCATTGATCGTGTAATCAACGGTTGCACCTGGTTCACCGCGAAATGTTACTACTGCAAGGTCTTGCCCATCTGCAAGAATAATATTTTGTGATGTACTAAGGCTTAGGCTGAGACTAATCGGCAATCCTTTTTCGATGTTTTGGAACTTGCTAACCTCAGCGGGTGTTAGCTCGCGACTGAAATCTGCCTGTGAATTGTCGAAATGGTCAACCCATACTCGTGTGACCGGCAAACCTGCTGCTTCCAATTGTTCAAATGTAAACATAAGATATCCTTTAGATTTGATATTCCATGATTGGCATTGTTAGAACGCGTTTATTGCCCGATGCCGTGAATGAGCTAGAACCAAATGCCAGAACTATATTGCCCTGTGTAGCACCAGATAAAATGTAAATACGCGATGGATTGGTTAAATTGGTGCCGTTATCCGTACACCCCAACACTCCATACCAAATTGCATTTGTAATTGTTTTTGCTCGAAATGGTAATTCGAGCGTAAAGGCAGTCGAATTACTTGTGCCAGCCGTATTACTAATTACAAAAAAGCGAACACTGTCTCGTGTGATCTTGTATGGGGCAAAGTCATTTGTTGGAATGGATGAAAAACCACCCCATCCAGGATTCCAAATCATCCACGGTGTTTCAAAAATAGGATAGTTGATAACCCGATCAGTTGCTGGCACAGACCAATTGTAGGATGCGCTGCCTGAGTTTGTAGCAGTTACAGATCCAATGTTGACAATCTTATCCGTAGAAGCCGGTGCGCTTCCGCTATAGGCAAGATAATCCTCATTTGTAGCGGTAGATGAAAAATCAGCGTAGGAGAATCCAAAGCAACGCGCCACTCCAATAAATACTTCCGATGCGGCTGCTCGCCATCCCAAATGCACTAGCAGATAAAGGATTTGGTTCGAGTGTTGCGCTGAACCAGCTTTGAATGTAGATGTTCCTGCATTAATGGTCACTGACAACGCTGAAGTGATACTTCGCTCTGTGCCATCAATAACAACTTTGACTGGATCTGATGCGGAAGGATCACTGCCAGTAAGGGTCTTGATAGCCACGGTTAAGTTGTTGCTCGATACCGTTCGTACAATTTTCCCGTTCTTGAGCATCCCTTCGGCATTGGCAAGATCGGCGCCTGTTACAGTGGTTTCTTTCCAGACAGCTGCACCTACCGAAACGTCAACGGCAACATACTCCTTGTCATTTGTCTCGTCGAGCCAGCGATCATCCAAGGCATAACCAGCGGAGCTGTCATCACTGGCTGTTGGTGCTGCAGTTTTACCGATATGCTTGCGGGGATAGCGTGCATCACCACGTGCATCATTATGATACTGTGGATGATCATCATCCCCTAAACCGGTAAGAGCGCCATGATCAGTCACACCGCCAGGGATTTCAACTTTCGTTTTTCCAGCATCATCTGTGACTGTTACACCTGCACCGGTGAAATTGAGCGTGCTACGTTGAGTAATTGGCGTGCCTTCATCTTCGATGGCATGCCCACCCCCGGGGATATCTACTTGCGTGCCCCCCACTTCGTTTGTAACCGTCACACCTGCACCAACGAAATTCAATTTGGCACGCTGCGGCATATCAACGCCTTCATCCTGGATCACATGACCGTCGACACCGGCACCGGTCCCTGCAGGAACAGTCCAATTGCCATCACCATCTAAGTATTCGGTTGGGTTGCCAGATGGGACGGGCATATCTGCTTCGAGATTGTCGACGCGAGTATCCAATGCAGAGATTGCCGCTGCCTGATTAGTGATCGCCAGATCCAGTTCGCCAAGCGGGGCCCGGATGACGCTCATTTTTGCTTCAGCACCATCAGCTGGGGGGGTATGGTAATTTGATGTCATAAACTCTCCTTATGAATAAGCCACTGCCTGCACCACACCACGCACGGTGATCTGTGCTTCGATGCGGGCAGTCTTTGCAGTTGCAGTAGTGATTGCGATCTCATTATTCTCTTGCGCCGGTCGAAAAACAGCATCAACCAGGTCGTCGGTGATGTCGAGTTCGTACCATCCATTACCGATATCAACCACAGCCGTCCTTAAGTCTGAGCCGCCATTCAATTTGATAACAAGATTTGCGAGCGCCAGAGTATTGGCGCCACTTCCCTCGAAGATCCCATATTGCATTGAGATGTTTGGAGTCAGGTCGTGGGTGTGATCAGGGGTAGTATGTGAGTGAGCTGGAACAGTTACATTGTGAGTGTGCAACGTTGACCCAATAGCGTGATAATGCGTTGCTCCATCGGGAATGTGATCACTTGTGTTGGATGATGTCCAGTTTGCAGCATTGGACGATTGTGCGCTACCTCCACCAGAGCCAGAAGTTGAACCACCACCGCTAGAAGTTGTTGTACTTGAACCAGCCACGCTCTTCACCGTGCTCCTCAGTGGTTGGATGCGAAAACGCATCACAGCACGTTGGATGGATGTGTACTCATCTCCAAGCCAAAAACGAAATGATGCGCCTTTGGAATTATCGAGTTCATCACGGTATGTGAATGTATCCACACTGGCGCCCAGCTGCTGATGAGCAGACAGCACCTTGGCGGTCATTGCCTGCCTGGCAAGGTAGTCACTGTCTGTCATGGGCATTCGGTCAATCGTAGAGATCATCACCGATGTGGTCGAGACGCCTTCAGGTGTGATTGCATGCTCCGCTTCGAGGATGATGTAAGTACCATCAAGGTCATATTTCACGACTCCATCGAGTATGGAACGATAGACCACACGCAATGTTGTGCCAGGCTGCAGCATCTGCCCCACTTTTGCCAGCCCCACCTTATAAAACTTCTGAGGCGTACCATAGCGTCGCAGATGTTCGACCGAGGCTTGCATCAGCATATTGGCAGCTGCTTGGATATCCGCGGTCGTATTTGAGAGCGGTCCGATGTTCTTGAAGTCAAGCACGCGCTCAATGCGACCGTAACTACTTTCACTTGCATCACGTTTGATGTAGTTTCCTGCTGTGCTTAGGGTATAGCCGGTCGGTGCAGCGTCTGTGACGTGTGCCAATGTCAGAGCTACACCACCATTGCCCGAGCCACGTGGAATGACGCGAGTGATCAAGTCGGCAGCGTCACTGACCTCTTCGAGGGATGTGATTAGGGCGATTTCATTCGCCGTTTCTGCAGCAACAGGGTTGTTGATGTGTTGTACAGCCCGCACGCCAGAGGCGACAAAGGTTGAGGCGGGTCCAATCCAATCCACGGTCCGGCCAGATCCAAGGCGCCAATGCTCGCCGATATGCTCACCGATTCCAATCAATGCATTGAGCACGGTTTCACCATCGTATCCAGCATAGACGTTGGTCAGGGTGGTGCCGTTGTTGATCATCCAACCTGCAGGTGCTAACGCCATGACCTGGTCGGGTCCATCACTAACCCCTGCTCCACCTGCAGAGAGGTCAAGTGTGCCCACCGATCGATATGTGAGCTCACGAGCAAGGTCATTGCCTGAGACGGTGATAGTAAAACTGCCATCGGCAGCGATCGAGCGCACGATCTTGTCCGCGACTCCACCGCCAAAAATTTGTAGATTGCCATTGCGATCTACGTACTTGCAAATGGCGACGCGCTTCTCTGCCAGTGCTGTGAGATTGGGATCTGCGACCGATACAACAAACGAAAATTCACCAGAGGCAGAAAGGCGGGCAACATGGCGAAATTGAGAACCACGCAGCGGACCCTTGCCAATACGATTGCCAGAGGCGTCTTCGATGTCTACCCAAAAATTACGGATCTCCATTAGTACCAAACCTCATAATACGAAAAATCGATCGTGGAGCCTGTGCCGCCACCAGTGAATGTGATGGTGATATCGTTGTCACCAGCAACGAGCGAGAACCAGGCTGCCAGGTCGGCAGTTGGAGATAGCGTGAGGTCGTCATATGCATCGAGCCCATCATTCGTGACCTGCATGGTGCCTGTGTCGATGATCAATACATCGCCTGAAGCAATCGTGCCGCTAAAGGTGAGAGACTCTCCACCGGTGCGGGATATGGTGATACTTGTAATTGCAGCGCTCCCTGCCTCGACGTTGATCCGCAATGCACGAATTGTTGCTCGACCGATATCTTCACTGGTCGAGACGACAATTGCAGCCGGAGAGCTCACCAGATCAAAAGATTGACCACTATCGAATGACAAGCCTGTGTCGAAGTATTCTCCGCTATCGAAATACCAAGTACCACCCAGGCTGCCACGCCAGTGGCTTTCCTGAGTGACAAAACGTAGATCGATGTCCTGCATGATGCCATTACCAAACTTTGTCTGTTCGTAACTGCGCTGAGCTGCCACTTCCACAAGGCGTGCATATTGCCAATGGATCCGCCCTGCTTTGGTTTCTCTGTACAGACGGTTGCGTGTGCCACGCAATGCCAGAAACTGTAAGAAAAGCTGCTCAGTCTCTGCAGCTGTAGCTCCGCATAGTCGGCGTGAGATCATACGTTCAACCGTACCCACGTTTTTTTGTTGACTACCAAAATTGTCGAGCGCGCCACCCTCAGGGAGTGGATAGTATGAGGTCGGTGTGGATCCAGATCCAATCACGTCTACCTGGTTGTAGTGTTCGAGATTGATGAGACCAAATCGGGTTAGCCGATACATCATCCACCTCCGATCTTGCGGACCGCGCTGAGCACGCCATCTTGTGCTGCAACCGTAATCTGTTGTGGTGTAGCGTTCGTGCCTGGTACGTTGATGATGATGTCGCCGATGTTGATCATCGAGCCGCCTCTGACTCCACCCGGACCTGCTATGCCCATCGTGGGTGCTGCTGCATGACTGACATCGTTGGCGAGCCCAATCATCGAGCGCACCAGGTGCTGACGCACGGCAGGCAGTGCTTTGTCGAAACCTTTGCCAATGCCAGGCGGCATGAATTCACCAACTTCGTCTGCAAGGTAATCGGCAGGTGAATGGATACCCATCGCGTTCTTGATGGCATCTACCACGCCCTTCATCTCGTTGACGAAGTTATTTTTCAGCCAACCGATATTGTTCTTGATGCCCTGCCACATGCCTTCAACAAGACTCCTGCCAACTTCAAGCAACATCTTGGGACCCTCGCTATACAGATAGGTCACCATGACTCTTATGAGCTCAACAGCTGCCGTTAGCAACACAGGCAAATTTTGCAAAATGCCTAGCGCAAGTGCATTGACTATCTCTAAAGCAACTGTAATGATCATGGGCAATGCTTGAATAATGGCATCTACCAAAGCTTGGATAATTACTGGGATGGCAGGGATCAGAATTGGAAGCGCAGCAATTAATCCTTGGGCAAGTGCTAGTAATAACTGCAGTGCAGCATCGATGATCATTGGCAAATTCTCAATGAGTGTCTGCACAATCGTAAGCAACGCTTGCAGCACAGCAGGGATGAGCGTCGGTAGCGCTTGTGTGATGCCTTCGACCAGCGCAATCAGGATCTGCAAGCCTGCCTCGATCAACGTTGGCAGGTTCTGGACAATGAAGTCCAACAGCATGGTGATAATGCCGATCGCGGCTTCGATGAGCGTAGGAAGGTTGGTAACAATCGAATCAATAATGGACTGCAGAATGCCGAGTCCTGCCTGCAGCATCTGCGGTGCCTGTGTAGCAATGTCACCGATGATCTTGCTGAGCAAGCCTCCCAAGCCATCTGCCAAAGCTCCGAAGTCACCATCAGATGATCTAACAATGCCGGAAAACTCGCGAAGGTAGCCCCCCAGTTGATCGAACACTGCCTGAAAGCCTGGCAAGAATGCAGATGCAAGTGTTCCAAGCGTTCCCTTTAGACCCATCTGCAGGGAAGCCAATGTATCATCGAAGGCTTCGAAGGCTGCCACATCTTCTTCAGACATGACCGCGCCAACTTCGCGAGCTTCAGCAGCAAGGCGCTGCATCTCTGCAGCGCCAGCTTTGATGAGTGGGTTGAGTTCCTGCGCACTCTTGCCAAATATCGACATGGCAAGGGCATCACGCTCAGCTTCGTTCGAGATGCCACCCAATGCATTGAGCACGTCGGCGAAAACAGCTTCGTTATCGCGTAGGTTGCCGTTGGCATCTGTGATGCGGACGCCAAGCCTTTCGAAGGCTGCGGCATTGTCGCCGAGCGTGCCACTGAACTCTTCCCCATTGGCTGCAGCTTTAGCCTGGTCGGCAGCGTAATCGGCATACTGCTGCTGCGCACCGCCCATCGTGCGAACGAGCCGTGCTAGTGATCCAGTGATTGTTTCCTGCGACGTGCCTACCTGTTCACCAACGTATGCAAGTTCCTGCAGGCGTTCAGTAGAGATGCCTGTCTGTGCAGACAGATCTACCAATTCCGCTGAGGCATTGGCTGTTGTAAAAACCAAACCACCAATACCTGCGGTAACAGCAAGAAGAGCTGTCACCAAACCAAGCACGAATGTTATAGAGCCCTTTACGAGGGTTCCCATACCATTCACAGTGTTGCCAAAGCCATCAACCTTGCTGCCAGCTTCTTCGGCACTGTTGCCTGCCTCATCCTCAGCCGTGCTAAGTTCTTTCAGCGCCTGTTCTGATGTGGCAAGCTCAGCTTGCATTTTGCCAAGCGTTTCAGTTTCTTTATTAAGAGCAATTTCCGCTTCCTTGGCAGCACGACTGTTCTCCCCTTGCTCTAGTTTGATGCGTTCAAAGTTTTCTCGCAGAGCAGCAACCTTGAGGGTCTGTACTTCGATTTTGCTTGTGAGCGTAGAAATACGACTCTCCATGCCGGTGGCAGATTTTGACCACTCACCAAGTGACGACACATTTGATCTGAAACCCGACTCCAATAGGCGCAGCTCACGGTTCGCCGCCGCTATGTTGGTCTTAAAGTCGGTGGTGTCAACGCCTAATTTACCTGAGAGTTTTTCTATAGCTTCGCTCATAATGTTTTATGCAAAGTCCGTCGTGTCGCCTGGTACGTATGTTTTCGGATCTTGCTGCTCATTTATGATGTTTGGGTATTCATACATAAAGCGCAGCACACTCCGAAAATCAGTCATTTCAATGTCGCGCAGCACGCCCAGTTTTCCTGTATCTAGTAACGTGTACTTGATACGACGTGCCCAGTTCTTTATTTTTGGGCTTGCGACTTCAGGTTGTTCTTCCTGTTGATCGCCTGCCCGATCGTAGGGTTTGACTTCATGATCTGCCCAACCATCGTGAAGATTTGAGCATATACAGCAAACATATCTTGGAGGGAAGCTTGACGATTTAACTCTTCACGAGTGACATCATCTTCAAAGATATAAATCACAAAGTCAGTCAGCTTTTGTATGCCTTCAAGACTCATGCTGTCAGGATCGAGCTTGCCGCTCTCGTCTGTCTCAGCACTGGCAAATACTTCCTGCAAATCAATCGCGAGTTCCAAAATACCCCAAGGTAAAATGGACTGCCTCAATTCTCTGACTAGTTCGTTTTTCTTATACAGCGGCAGAGTTAGCGCTGTTTGTGGGATGCTTGATGCCATAGTTACCTTCCTAGCTGCGGCAGTCATCCCCTATGTGACTGCCGCCTATTTTGAATTTATGCCGTGGTGAAGTTGATCACCGTATCGGTCAGGGACTGACCGTGGATGTCGACCACATCGTGGATGATGATGGCGTAGTCGGTAGCAGCATCCAGGTTGCTGTTCGGATTGAGAGTGACTACCGTCCGAGCAGAGTTGATCGTGCGGACGACCGCCACTGGCGCTTGGGTATCAAGATTGATGAGTGTGATACCAGCTTCGCGTCCACCTGCCAGGGCGTTGGTGAAGGTAAGTGTGATATTGGAAGAAACCACAATCCCACTTGCACCATCAGCGGGCACCGGCGTGAGGCTGAACGCGCTCGGGGTGCCAACCACAGGTTGCTGCACAGCTGCGAACCAAGTGTCACCATCGAAGTTATCGAGGTCTTCGTCACCATGCACACGTTTGACTCCTGCCATGCGGGATCCATCGCCAAGCAGGTCGAACTTGTAGGCGGTCTTGATGGCAGTCACCTTCAACGTGGTGGTCTTGAGATTGACCTTGTCGCTTTCGCTGACACCTTCTTCCATAGGTTTTTCCGCACGGCACTTGAGATACCAGCGGTAACGATAGGAACCATTGCGCTTTTTGAAGCGATAGCCAAGTGCGAAGTATGGCGCCTCTGCAGGATTGGCATCATCGAAGATTCGCCCGGTTGCAGTGTCATGAACCGTACCAAGCAATTCAGCGAGGATATCCTCTCCAATATTGGGAACAATCAATTCGAGCGTGGTGGGACCTTCTACAGTCACAACATCGTGCTCGGTATTGTCGGCGAACTGGGTTTCACTGGACGCAGCGGGCGTGCCTTTGATCTCCATCGCCTGGCTAAGTTGCTGCGGGGCTCCCGCAACGTATCCGTTTTCATCGTCCTGGGTGACCAGCGCGAAGTAAACGCTGTCTACACCGACGACACTATATTGTTTTGGCATATCTCACTCCTGTGATTCGATATAAACAAATTCGACCGCCAGACCATAGTGATGTGTTTGCGGGTCCTGCGGAAGTTGACGCACGTCACCTTTGTGGAAGCCTGCCGCTTTCATAGCAGCATCTACGCTGGTGGTGGATGGGATGCCTGCCTTGTCCCAAAGCGAGAGTTGCACGGTGTATGAGCGCTCGGTCTCTTCACCATCGGCATGTTGTTCAGCAGGCGAGTTGATCAATTGATGCGTGATGAACGCATTGGGCAGCGTGCCTTTGTATGGCGCTGCGGCATAGTTCACAGCTGGACTGATGGTGCCAAGTGCGGCCTCAACGCGTTCGAAGATCGTTGTCATAGACCAAACCTTTGCATGATGGCTTTCATGCCTTCCTTGAGTTTGTTCTTAAGTCGGTGACCTCGAAAGGTCGGACGTACAAAAGGTTCAGCCTCTTGGCGTGTCGTGCCGTATTCCTTGTAAGTTGCCTGCGGTGCATCACTGCCACCCACTGTGGCTTCGACAAACAGGTAATTACCTTCCTGCTGGACTCCACTGACTTGGATTGTTGATGCTGTTTCACCGGTGTACTCTTCGGATGTCTTTTGAAGCTGTGAGACCAGTTCCTCAGCGATGAATGGTTGTGTCTCACCAAGCAATTCTGTGACAGCATCGTCGATGTTTTCGCCTGCCTCAGCAAGCTGTTCCATCCATTCAGTCAAGCCTTTGAATGTCAACTCACCGCGCATTAGACCGTTCCTTCCACGCGCTCGATGCGGAATACTGTCCAGCGGTTCTGCCCGCGGATGTGATCGGGCGGCGAGATGATCTTGTAGGCTTCGTCACCCACTAGCACTTGCCATTTATCTGATACATCAGTGCGATAACGGATCGTGACTGTGCCGCGTTTTTCAGAGCGTTCAGCATCGGTGGCAATCACAACGTTCTGACCGTGATCCCAAACGATCAGTGCCCAGACAGTCGGATTAGTAGCGATGTCGGCATAAACTTCCACCTGAGCACCGCCATTGGTTTTGGTGATGGTTGGTGATTGGAAGGTGATACGATCGCGCATATCACCCACTTGAATGTCAATTCCAGCCATTATGCGCTCACATCATCCGCTGGGTGTTTGAGCACCACCACGTAGAGGTTTTCAGAAAGATCGCCAACATCAGTCTGTTGGATCTGGTCATCGACAGAGATCACGTCTTCAAACTTTGAAGATTGATCCCCCTCCACCCCATAGACTCCTGTTATGGACTGAACCACATCACCCTTTCGAGCACCGGAGAGAGCGATCACCCCGACTCCGTTCGTACCCGCATATTGATATTTGCGATACTTGAGTGCCTTCGCCTCGAGCTGCACCAAGGTTGACCTGACCGATGCAGGTGCCTGACCGATCATGCTTGGGTTGTCGTACCAAAACACAAGCAACATCCCTGCCGCAGTCACAGCGGTCTTATCCTTGGTTTGATCGAATGCCCAATCGTGCCCGGTGGCGTTGAGTAGATATTCATCCACCAACGGCAAAAGCATTAACATCACAGCATCCGTGGCGCTGGTACGTAAGAAGTTTGCAGCTTGAGCATCGGTCAGAATGTTGGTCATGTGGATCGGGTCCTCGGGGACTTCCTGCAGGCAGCCAGTTTGCCCGCAGGAAGTTGGTTTCATCAGGCAGGGAAGGTAGGATCTGCCTGGGATTCCAGTGGTTGATCATCACCATTAGATGTGGATTCATCGGGTGTAGATTCATTAGCCTTAACCACTGCAGTGGGTGTTTCCACAGCAACAGGCAGAGGCTCAGCAACCTTTGACTCCTCTTTTGAATGCTCTTCGACGCGACACCAACCAGCACGTAGGTGATTGTTGACGTTGCCAGGATGGACGAGTTTCTGTTCCTCGCCTTTGGTCATCAGGATCCAATTGCTCATGATGCCCTAGCCTTTCAAATAATAGAGGTCAAGCACCTTGCTCCCATTCGGCGTACCATTGAGTGCAAACAGGTTCTTCTCAACCTCATCAGCATCCACTGCCAGCGTGCCACTATCAGCAGAACTGTCGAAGAGCTTCACGAGCAACAGAGCAGCGTTATCCACGATATGAGGTAAGCCGAATTTCTTGGCAATACCCACGCTGACGGCATCGCCACTACCATTAGTCTTTGCAGGGACAGTGATCTTGGTCACCGTTTTGAAGGCTTTGACACCCTCGACTTCGGTCGAGCCATTGAGTGCGATCGTGTCCTGGATGACATCTCCTTCCACATTGGTTCCATCGATCACAACGTTACCCGCAATACCCGAAGCGTTGCCTTTTACGGTCACGGTCCGCGGCACATCAGGATTGGTGATGGCAGTAGTCACCTCCGTTGTGCCGGTGTCAGGTAATGTGATATTTGCATGGACAGCTGCAGCCCCCACCGCAGCGGGAGTGCATTGATAATGCACGGGCAGGAAGACATTGAGTGCCTGATCGTTGTCGCCAGCCACCGCGCCATCGCGTTTGAGCTCGCCGCCAATGATCCAGGTATCACCGCCATCCGCCATTCGGTTTTTGGTTACGGAATAATTTGTCATATCAGCCTCCTAAGAAGGCAGGGTGACTTTCAAGACTGTCATCGCATCCGCGTCAAATGCGGAGATATCCATACGGGCAATGCCTCGCACTTCAGTGCTGTTCGAACGCCAGGCTTTCCCACCAACGTTGGTTGACGAAAATTCAAAACCGGCGCGTTTGAACAAGCTCGCATAGGATTTCCCGTCTCCAATGGCAATGCGGGCGCGGCTGGGACCGGTCATGTTCGCCCAATGTGCGTCGCTCAGATAAACCACCGGACGACCTTTAACGCGGAAGGCGGTAGCATTGCTTGGGTCGGGTTGCAAGAGCGGGCGCCCTGTTCCATCTTCCAATTGATCAAGCAGGTCTAAGCCACTCTGATTGGTGAAGAGCGCCGCAGTTGCACTGAAAGCGGGGTCAAGTGTCTTGTTGAGGACGGTCTTAATCGCGCTGAGCAAGGTCTTGTAATCGCTCACAGCCGTGCCACTGATGGCGTTGATCAACGCAAGAATCACGCTGTTGTGGGTGAGGACGAGTTTCTTTGAGAACCATCCGCCCAGATAGTTCATGATGTTGACGGGAGTGTCCTGCATGAGCGTATTACTCACAGGCAGGAAGTCGCGGTACTCGTCGAGCGAGTAATCGATCTTATTGAACTTGGGCTGTTCGCCTTCATCCGTGCGCTCTTCCATCTCGTTGGTGGATTTGGTGAGCGGCAAAGCGGCTGCAAACTGCTCGATCACACGCCAGCCCGTCAGGGTGTTGACGGTTTCGACATTGACATAACTGCCAAGGTCAATGTATTGGCGCGCCAGTTCAATGATACGGTTATCAAAATCCACTGGGTTGAGGAAGCCGCCATCTTCACCGGCAGGCGAGCCACCTGTTTCAGTCAAGGCGTTGACAAGCAAGGGAAACTGTTCCGCGCTATGCTGTCCGCTCTTTACGGACTTTGGCGTGACACCATTGCGGAAGGCGTTCATCCACTGCTGCATATATTGAGGCGACTCACGCAGGTCTTTGACTTCCTGCGACTCAGGTTGCCCCATCGGAGGTTGGAAGCGTTGGGCGGGATCCTGTTGTCCGTCGGTGGTTGCCAACAGGGACAGGTACATTTTGTTCGTATCAGCGTATTCCTTGTTCGCCGCATCCAGTTGCGGTTGCAAGGCAATTGCCTCTTCGAACTTGTCAGCGTCGTTCAGTGCCACGATCTGTGAGGCGATTCTGTTTCGCTCGGCGTTCGCGGCAACGACCTTGTCGTACATAGGCTTGAGATTCAGTTGGGTCATTTTTACTCCTTGGTCAAATATGTTTTTGCATGAGCCGCCAAGCGTCGCGCTTGTTCCGCTCGTTCATTCACCGCGTCAGACTGCAAGCTGGACTCCAACAGTTCACGCGGGACATTCACATAGTTTTGGAGCGCATTCACAAAGGCAGTGCGTGCAGCATTCTGTGTCTGCCCGCCTTGGATGACTTCATTTGCAAAGCCATACTCAACTGCCTCCTGGGCGCTCATCCAGGTTTCATCCTTCATCATTCGACTGAGCTTATCCACGCTCAGCCCGGTTTTGGAAGCGTAGGTATCCACAATTCCGGCTTTAATAGATGTCAGTTGATCGTGTAGTTGCTTCAGTGTCTCGACATCCAAGGCTGCCAAAAAGACGATTACCGCCGGGTCATGAATCATCATATAAGCGGTATCCATGATCTTGATTGTCTTGCCTGCCATTGCCACTATGACCGCAGCGCTGGCAGCCATGCCGTCAATCCGCACAGTTACATCACCGGGATAGTCAGTAATAATGGAACGAATCACAGAAGCAGCAATCACATCGCCACCAGGTGAATTTAAACGGATGATGATGGGTCCACCATTGCCTGCCTTGTACAGGTCGTCTTTGAATTTCTTCGGTGTGATTTCATCTTCGAGCCAGGAGTATTCCGAGATGAAGCCGTAGAATTCAAGTTCTGGAGCACTGCCTGTCTCAGCAGCATTACGGATCTTCCAAAATGGTTCATAGGGTTTACTGTTTCCATCGAAACAGCGGATGGGTTGAAAGGGTTGGTTAGGCATTAGAAGCTCCTTGCTGGGTATTGCTCATGGGTTGTAGGTTCGAAGCCATCCACAATTCATCTGCGAGAGGATTGGAGTCTGCAGATCGATCCTCGATCTGGCGTGCTTCGTTGGGACGTAATCGTCCATTCTGGATGGCGCCGTTGAGATATTCGCCACGAGATTTGGCGTCGGTGCGGAATAGAGCACTGCGTTCAAAGCGCAGATAGGTGTACCCTTGCTCGTATAGTGGGATCCATTTCAACCCACCTGCCTGTTCAATCTGTACAAGATATGGGTCGAGTGTAGAGGAGAGATAGTCGAGGTTGTTCTGCTCATTGGATTGGTAGGACTGCTTGCCAGTATTAAGTTTGTAAGATGGCAGACCGAAGTAATTCATGACGGCAATATCATTGTCCTGAATCAGTTCCAGGAACTGGACATCTTTAGGTTGCAGCGTCACTGGTTCGAATTTAGATACTTTATTATCGAGAATGGCGATTCGTCCGCTATTAGTCTCCCCGCTCATAACCTCTTCGTACATGGAGCGAACTTTCTGTCGATGCTCTTTATCAGAATCGCCATCTAGCCACAAGATGCCCGCTGCACTTAATCCGTTTTTGAAGAGCGAGGATTGTGAGCCATAAGCTGCCAACTGCCGCCCAATGGTTTCTCTTGCGTATTGGATCACGCCGCGACCAACAAATCCACTTTCATCAGGATTGATCAAGACATGCATGATTTCAACATCAGGGATATAGTCCCAGTGTTGGTTGTTGCCGAAGCGGGTGGCATACCACAGATTTCCATCCACATCGAACACAGGTGCAGTTTTGTTAGCAGGAAGTATGAATTGTTCACGTGGATATGCAGGAGGTGTCCACACGTAACCATTTCCCCACGCAACCAGCCATTGCATGAGTTGCTTCTTTAGCTGAAAAGGACTCCACCAGCGGTTTGGCTGTTTTTCGGTGATCCATGCAAGATTGCGTGCTAATGCATCCGGTCGCTGACGGTTGATTTCACCGCTTTGCTTACTGATGAAGACTTGCAGTGGAAGTTTTGCTACATCATCACTAAGAATGTTTAAGCACCGATATGCAGTCGCAACGTTCTTGGAGGTTTCTGCTGTGACGACGGGACCCGCCTTGGATTGTGTTCCCATCAGTTCTACAACTTGTGGCAGAGTTTGTTGCGTTGTTACAGCATTGGTAGGGCGATTTAACGCTTTGCTGAGGATCATGATTTGCTCCTCGCGATTAGAATCGCTGCGACCAAGCATTCCACACCACCAACGAACCAAGCGGCAATCGGCGAGAGTTTATAAGTCCCAATCAGGATTGCAATAAAACCGGCTACGAAAAGAATATCGTCAAAATAATTACGGAAATGTTTCATTAGGATTCATTGCCTTTAGCACGAGCCCAAGTGTCATGATTGTTGACAGCTTGGATTAGTATGTCGACCTTGGCAACAAGCAACCGCACAGCTTCGGTATGGTTGCTGTCTTGCTTCAGCCAGGCATCCTGCTGGGCAGAGAGAAATTTCTGCCAGCGCTCATCACGTATCTTGTTTTGTTCGGCTTCCCATTCACGCTGTTTCTCACGTTCTGCATCGCGCTTTTTATCCTGCAGCTCGATCCATGCAAGTAATTCCTTCCACAGTCGATAAAAGGCGGTAGCGATAATGCCTGCGGCTAAAATCAAAATTCCTACAATGCTGTATTGAAGCCATAAGGACTCTGGTGGCATGGGTAACTATCCCTCCTTGGGGTTCGTGATCAACGCGAGTAAGTGAACGAGTTTATGCATAGGCAACAAAAAAGCCGCCCGACAGACCTCGTTTGAGGTTCTGCCGGGCGGCTATCATTCCGGTGTTTCTTTTTTGTCAGGGACCAGCCCCGACTGCCTTTTATTCAGTTGGAATTTCTGTTCTAAGTTTAAAACTATCTAGGGGATTTGTCAACCTTGCTATTAAATGATGAACGCCAGGGTGAGGGGGGCACCCTAGCGTTCATCGATGTATATTTTAGAACGCTAGTTCTATTTTGTCAAGGGCTTTTCAGAATATTCTCCTGTTCGATGCAATATGTCTTTGATATCAGTTAGCTGCTCTACAATTCTAGTCAAGTCACCCACGTGCCCCCAGTGATGGTGTGGAGTGCATCCTCGATCGTGTTGCAGTAAGCCGTTCTTTATTTGTCGTAATAGTTTCTCGATCTCTGCCTGCTTTTCTTCATATACTTCAAGTGCTGTTTTTTCATTCATGATCATCTCCTAATGATGTCCAAATTACGCCGCCGAAGCTAGTGGAAGTCAAGGAGCTACATACCCCAATCATCTTTGAGGATATCGTCGAGGTTCGTTACTGGATTACGCAGTGCAAGGTCGAGCGCCATGATGAGCGCAACCATGCCGTCAATCTTATCGCGACTCTTTTCCTTATCTGGCTTCATATTCCCTGCAGGGTCCAAACGTGCGATGAGATTATCCGCCATCCATGTGAGCACTGGGTGGTTCCCGTGGCGGATCTTGCCACTGAGGATGAGGCGTTCGAGTTCTTTCATAGGGGGGTTCATGCTGGCATAGCCCTGACCGAATTCCACCATCTTCATGCCCATCTTTTCCAATGTTTGGGTCACACTGGACGCGCCCCATCGATCAAAGGCTGCTTGCTTGATCGTGAAGTTTCTGGCGTCTTTCTCGAGTTGGGCATAAATAAAATCATGGTCGATATGGTTTCCGGGTGTGGCTTCGATATAGCCATCCTTCACCCATTGTTTGATCATCCTAGCGTCATCCGGAGAACGATAGTTCGGCTCCACGTCGAGCGTATCTTCGGGTATCCAGAAGCGGCAGACAATATCAAAGTATTCATCTGGTGCAGGGAACGCCATCACGAAGGCGGTGATATCCGAGACACTCGAAAGGTCGAGCCCGCCAAATGTTGTGCGCTTCTTCAGTTTCTCCGGCTTTTCGAGTGCAGGGATGGGATCTGCCTTGCCTGCTTCGCGCCACTTCTCCATGTTCGTCCACTTGACGGTGCCAGTCACCCATACGTTGAGCTCGCGGCGCAGGAAGTTATTGAGCGCAGCCGCCATCTGTGAAGCACGCTTGGCTTTCATGCGCAGATCTTCGAGGGATTTGGATACTCCGAGGTTTGGGTTTGCTTTGATCCAGACTTCTTCATCTTGCCAGTCATCGTCTTCATCAAGGGTATAGATCAACCCGAACCAAGTATCGTCGATGTAGCTGCCATCTTTCCAGCCTTCGAGCACTTTACGGGTGTATTCATGCTTTTCAAAGCAGACGCTTTTGCGGTTATCACCTGCAGTGGTGATCATGATGATCATTGGCTGTTCGCGGGCGCCGGTGGCAGTTTCGAGAAGTTCGAGCGTTTCGCGGTTCTTGTGAGCGTGAAGTTCATCGACGATGGCGCCATGAACATTCAAACCATCCATGCTATCCGAATCACCACCCAGTGGTTCATACTTACTGGATGTGTCTTCGAGACTGAGATTGTCTTTATAGATTTTGATGTATTTCTTCAGGGTCTTGTTCTTGCGCACCATGCGGATGGCTTCCTGATGCACAATGCGTGCCTGGTCGCGCTTGGTTGCAGCACTGTAAACCTCTGCACCTGGCTCCCCATCGGCAAAGCCTAAATACAAACCATCACTAGCCCCGTCTGTAGATTTCCCGTTCTTGCGTGCCACTTCTGTATATGACGATCTGAAGCGGCGCGTGCCATCCTCGCGCATCCAGCCATACATGCACCAGGTGCGGAACTGTTGCCACGGTTCAAGGATAAGATTCTCCCCTGCCCATTTTCCCTTGGAGTGTTTGAGCATCCCCTTAAAGCGCAGAACAAGTTCAGCAGCTTCTCTGTCAAAGTAAAGCCCACGTTCATGTCCGTGCTCCAAATCATGAAAATGACGCTCACAGGCAAGCCTCACCCATTTGCAGGCTACGATCTTGCCATCGATGACATCCTGTGCGTATTGTTCGGCAGGGTGTAGATGTACCTTCCTGGTTCTTGCCATCTCACTGTTTGGATCCTTTTTCGCGTTTTCGTGTGAGAATGGATTTCATCTCGTCGTCTTCGGTTGGCATCTCCACCTTTAGCCGTGATCTGGCAGATGGTGTCATGCCAAACTCGGAAGAGATACGTAGCATGCGGTCCATTGCACTGGTCTTGATACCCATCCACGGGTTTTGGTAAGCATTACCTTTGTCTGAGAATAAAACTTCTCCCTCTTTTTCGACCTCACCACACGCTTTCACATAATCACCCCATGCCTGGCAATAGGCAACGAGCACAGCACGGTCTATAGCTGTGATAATGCGTAACGTTTTAAGCTCCGCTGTGATGCGATGCCACTCTTCGAGAGCCGGTCCATCCAGATGATCAGGTGGCGGTGGAATGACAACATTCGGCTTCGGTTCTTTGTCATTGACTTTCCGCTTGCCCGGATTACCTTCAAGCTTTTTCTTTTCAGTTGGTTTTGGTTTTCTGCCCCGTGTCACTGTTCCTCCAATACTGGGTGCTGACCGGTCATGACGTGCCAGCGCTCCAGCCCCACAGCAATATATTTCGGGTCGTTATCCATTGCATGACAGACTCTGCCGGTGCGTTCACAGGCTGCGAGTGTGGTGCCTGACCCTGAGAAAAGATCAAGGACGATATCCCCAGGCTGGGATGAGTTGAGAATCGCACGCTCAACGAGTTCGAGCGGTTTCATCATGGGATGCTCTTCGCTCTTGCGCGGTCGGTCGATGAACCACGTGTCTGATTGCTTGCGATCGGGGACCTCGCAGACTCTGGGAGCGTCACTCTTCCAGCCGTACCAGATCGGTTCGTACTGGGCGTGATAATCCTTGCGCGATAAGACCATTTGGTCTTTGACCCATACAATGGTGCTCGACCAGTGAAAGCCGATCTTGCGCAGTTCGCTATCGATGACGGGCCATTCTTCGCCACCCATCACTGCATAAATGACAGCACCCGGTACCGTGGCACGCCATAACTGGGCGACGAACAACTCCACGAAGATGATGAACTGCTCGCCAAGGTTGTCGTTGTTGATCTGTCTCTTCTTGAAAGTGGGATGCTCGCTGCCACCATAGTCCACATTCCACGGTGCGTCGGTCCAGACCAGCTTCGCCAATTCACCAGCCATAAGCCGCTCGACGTCGTTACGTTGCGTGGAATCGCCGCACATGAGGCGATGCTTGCCGAGTTGATAGACCTGCCCGGGCTGCACCTGCCACTTGGCTTGTAGCTCTTCGGCTTTGTCGGGTTGCCCTCCAGGGTCCGCTACGGTTGCCTGGGGTGCCTCTGTTGCTGTAGAAACGCCCACCAGGTCGTCCAAGTCTGCGGGGGTGAAACCAGTGAAGAGGTCGCCGGTGGTCTGGGTGATTTCACGCAGCACGTCCACATCCCATTCACTTAGGTCGCCCAGGCGGTTATCCGCGATGCCATAACCTGCTGCGGTCGCAGGGTCATCCTCGACGAAGACCACAGCAATGTGACTCCAGCCCAGTTCCTTGGCAGCACGATACGTACCATTGCCCGCTTCGATCTTGTTGTTCTGTAGGCGGTTGACCACGATGGGCTTGCGCTGTCCGTAGGCTTGAAGCGATGATTTAATCCCTGCCACGTCGTGACCAATGCGGGCATTGGCGGGATCTTCATGCAGGGTTTGTATCCGTACAGTCAATGGTTGTAGTGATTCGACAATATAAGAAAGGTCTGGGTTAGAAATCTTTTTAAGCATTTCACCCGGCGTTTTTTCTCCGGGTTCTTTCAAAAGTTCATAACCTGTTTTACATAATGGGCACTTGATTACGCTTCCCTTGCGCGGATTTGTTACCCATTCATCGGCTACGGTTGTCTCACATGAAGGGCAAGTAAATATCGTGCCTTTTGCTTCTTCTTGTCCCATTATCTATATCCTCTCTGGCATGTTGCCAGTCATCACATGCCAGCGTTCCAAGCTGGCTGCCAAGTATGCGGGGTCGATCTCGTTCGCAATGCACTCACGGTTCAGCACTTCGCAAGCGATCAGGGTCGTTCCCGATCCATTGAACGGCTCGAAGACTGTCTCCCCTGGCTTGGTGTAGAGCAGGATGTGCCGTGCAGGAATCTCCAAGGGGAATGCAGCGATGTGACCATTTGCACCGGCAGTGCCTTTGATGTCATCCCAGTACGAACGCAGCGCCCATTTCTGACCGGTCTTTTCCTGTCCGCGCTGCTTGCCATAGCGGCTGTAAAAGACTTCGAGCAGGTTCACATCCTGCTCGTTGAGCACGTCATCAAACTGGATGGGCTCACCTTCATCGTGTTCAAACGTGCCGAAGAACTCACTATGCTGGTCGATCAGATCTGTCTTCGGCGACACGGATGCAAGCTGCCCTTCCTTCAGCCAGTGACGCACGTGGCGCAAGTTCCAGCCGAGCGGGTAGAGTGCGTTCATCCACTTATCAATAAGCAACAGCACCTGCCGCTTTTTCTTTTTTTCGAATGCCGTTGTGAAGCCGGTACTGGTATTGATCACGATGCGCGACTCGTCCACGCGGGTGACCTTTGCCATGATGGCTGCCACTCGTGCGATGAACTCATCGATCTCAGCTTCGCTCTTCTCACGCTCGTATTCCTTGCCCACCCAATAAGGTGGCGACGTGACAGTCAGTGCTGCAGCTCCGACCCAGCCGAGGCGTTCGATATCCAGTTGGGTGGAATCTCCACAGTAGAGGATGTGCCTTCCAACTGCCCAAGTCTGCCCGGGTGCGGTCCCCCACTTTTCTTGCAGCTCTTTCAGCTTGTTATCGTCTTCATCTTGCGGACCCGGATCCACCAGCAAACCACCACCGCGTTCGCCAAGCACGTCGCGGATCTCACCCTCTGTAAAGCCGGTAAACAAATCGTCGATAGTTGGCATCAAAGCGCCGAGCGCATCCAAGTCCCACTGGCTGAGATCACTCAGGCGGTTGTCAGCAATTCCAAACGCCGCTGCTGTTGCTGGATCATCTTCGACGAAGACCACGGCAATATGACTCCAGCCAAGTTTCTTTGCGGCCTGCCATGTGCCGTTACCTGCTTCGATCTTGCCGTTCTGCAATCGGTTCGCGATGATAGGCTTGCGCTGACCGTAAGCCTTGAGTGATGAGGCAATGCGATCAAGCGCGTGACCTGTCCGCGCATTGGCAGGGTCCACGTGCAGTTCGTCTATCGGAACCGCTAGGACTCTCAGCCCCTCAGCAATGTAGTTGAGTTCATCTGTCATCTTGATACCGTCACTCGCTGTCCAAACAGCATTCTTTCAAGTTCTTGATCTGGGTCGAGCATATCCGTTTTGACACGTGATCTGCTCGATGGTGTCATGCCGAATTCCGCGCCCAGTTTGTTGAGTTGGTCAAGTGCCCTGTTTGCAATTGAGAGGTAGGGATTTTGGATGATGTTCCCTGCCGCTGTTTTGATGATCTCGCCTTTCTCGCGAACCATCCTCTCTGCCTTGACCCATCGCACGTATATCGTGCAATACATTGCGAGTGCATCCTTATCAATGGTGGTGACCAGTCCTAGTGGATGCAGCTCGCGAACCACCGATTTCCATTTTTCTTTTTCAGCGTCGCTCAAGTGCTCCGGTGGTTTTGGCATGACGACTCTTGGCTTTGGTTCGGCGTGATTGATAGCACGCTTGCCAGGATTGCCAGCCAGCAACTTGAGCGCTGTTGGTTTTGGTTTTCGTCCTTGCATTCATCCGCCTATACCCCCCCTACCTAATTT